ACAAGCTCTTCTTGTATAGGTAGTAAAGTAAATGGATCATCTGGATCTACCTTATACCCAAAAGGTACTACACTTCTTTTTAAAAACGGAATAGGAATAAACTCCCCCGACACATACGAACCCGTAGGCTGGGGGAGTAACCATTTTGCGTTGGTGGAATTATACCGTATTTGGCCTTTCGGCACAATACTATTCTTCTTCTTGTTGTTTGGGTGGAAGGATCATAAGCCCATTACCACCCTCCACTTGAACCTTTTCAGTCTTTGCCAGACCTACTCGATCTAGCAAATCCTTAGCGGCATTGAGTTTATCACGGAGTCCAAGTTCAGTAGGATCAATCATACCACTAACCAAGGACATAGCAGCACGAGGAGCGTTACGTGCCATATACAACTGGGTACGCTCCATGATTTCATCTTTAAGACCTTTGATTACTTCTGAGGTAGGACTGTTCTCAGAATAACCAGCTAAGTGCTTGGCACGAACGACATCTCCTGCTGCCTCTTCAAACAAGACCTCCAAGAACTTAATTTGTTTTTCTGTTAATTGTCGGCTCATATTATTTCCTATAAGGTTTAACCTTCTTTGCAATCTCCTTCGGTTGACTCACGAATTGCTTACCGGCTTTGGTACCTGCACGTTTTGCAGCAGATGTACGTTTGTACTCTGTATCACTCAAAGCCTTGATTGCTTTCTTAGGCAAGTATCTTTCTCCAGTTGCCTCTGGTCCTTGAGTGGACGGCTTACCCGATTTGGTAGTCCACTCTTGTTTTGTCCATTTGCTAAGACTCTTTTGAGCCTTAGTCTTTTCCCCGGTATAACCGCCACCCTTATCTTTGTAAATCTTTCCTGCTAACTGCATTGCTCTTGCTGAGTGTTTACCGCCCATCTTAGCCTTGGCTTCTGCCTTAGCTTTTTCCCAGAGCTTTTCGTTTGTTCGTCCCATTACAGATACTGAATCTTGTTAGGCAAGAAGTACTCTTCTACAGTACACATGACATCTACGTGAGGGCTAGCAGCCCCTGTTACTGTGACATGTACAATGTCCCCAGGTTCAAGCACAATGTAAGACCCAGACCACTGAATAAACTCTCCGTCTGCCATATTCTTTGAACCTAAGATATGTGCATGACTTGAGTCGGCTCTATCAAATTCAATGTTTACAGTAGCTGTGGTACCACTTGTATTTGTTACATACAACAAAACCATGTGTGCACGACAGCTATCCGGGCACGTATATAGAGTGTACTCTTGTGAAGCTACAATACATTCTACGTTATATGTACGTGCCCGATGCTCCATTACTTCTTAGCCTTTTTCTTTTTAGACATGCCAGCCTCTGACAAAGCAATAGCAACTGCTTGCTTAGGCTTAGTTACTTTCTGACCGCTGCTGCTTTTAAGTTTACCAGCCTTGTACTCTTTCATGACAGTAGCAACCTTGGCTTTCTTCTTAGCCATGCCGCCCTTAGCTGCTTCCATAGTTTCACCCATGCCACCCATGGGATTCATCTTACGGCCTGCAGGCATCTGGCGCATTGCTTGCATGCTAGCACCACGCTGAGCAATCAGATCACGAGGATCTTGTACACCAGTAACAGGTGTAGCACCCATACGACGGGGAAGACTTGCAGCTTTATTCTGAATAGCGTCAGGAGTCATCTTACGACGGGCAGGCTTCTTGTCTGTACCCATGCCACCAACAGCATACTTCTTTTTAACACTGCCCATGTCAGGCTCTTCATTAAAGCCTTTGGGTACAGTACGCCCCTTCTTAAACTCAGGAGCATCATAGCCAAGATCTTTAAACATCTGCTCACGCTCTTTCATTGTGAGCTTTTCTACTGGCTTGCCCTTGTACATCTCAGGTACTTGCTTGAATCGCTGTCCAGGCATTTTATTTTTTACCTTTCTTAGCAGGTGCTTTCTTAGGTACAGCAATAGCAATCATGACGGTTGGCCCTTTGGGAGCACCACCCTTAGCCATTTTCTTGCTGCCTTCTTTCATCAAGCATTTGCCAGCAGCTTTACATTTAGCAGGAGTAGGACAGCCTGCACAGGGTTTAAAAGTTTTAGCCATTTTATTTCTTAGCCTTTTGTTGGGGTTTCATGGAAGCGCCACAGTTAGAGTAACCTCCCCTATTAAACTTCTTAGTTGCATAACCACCACCCATCATTTTTTGTGTTGGGCCATCTTCTACTTTATAGGTTCTACCCTCAAAAGAAAAAGTATCTTTTCCTGCAGTCTTAGCTTTTTTAAATGCGTCACGGAATGCAGTAGCACTTTCTGTTTTCTTTTGGTACGTAGGATAATCTTTTGGATTGATGCGCTCGTCTTTATTCTTCATGTCTACGTTGACGATCTTCTCATCCTTATTGCTACCTGCAGTACTAGCACCTACAGCCCCAATACCAACACCCACTGCCGCTGCTTTTTTAGCACGAGTCTTAGCTGCATCTTTTAAACCAGCTTCATACATCTTTTCACTAACAGTGCGAATGCGTTGCCTTTTTTCAGTGCTTCGTGTTGGAGAAGTTTTATCTGTGTCGCTTTTAATCGACATCATTTGCCCAGTTTTTAAATCCCTTTTTTCCAAAGCTAAAGTTTTATTCCCGCCCTTAGTGCCTGCAGAAATAAACTTACTGTCTTTAGAATCTTGCTTAACCTCTGTTTTACGCATGGCTGTATCTTTATCTTCAGCTTTACGTACTTCTAAGTGAGCCTTGTTTGTTGCCTCTGTTTCAGACATACCCTGTCTTTTAAACTCTTTTTTAAGAGCTTCTTTTTCTGCACCACGAGAAGTCTTTTTTGCTAGACTAGAACCAAACTTTTTTGCAATTGCGCTTGCGATACCCATGAGTTATATCCTTTATTTTTTAGCTTTTTGTGCAGGCTTTACAGAAGCACCACAATTAGAGTAGCCACCTTTATTGTATGCAGGTACCACACCACCCTTTTTGTAATTCCTACGCAACTCTGCACCAGTCTCTGCAGCATCACGCATACGCTGACCAATCAGCTGTCGCAGTTTAGATTCACTGCCTGCAGCAGCAGTAATCAAAGAACGCTTTTCTCCCCCAGGCAATTTACCAAAGAACTCTTCCATGTCACCGTCCATGGTAGCTTCTTCAGCACCCTTCATCATCCTTGCTTCTTTTTCTTTACGAGCAATGTCTGCCTTTACCCCAGACTCGCTCTTGGTAACAGGCACCTGACCACGTGCTCTTTGCTCAGCACGAGTAGGCTTGTCATTCTTTAGCTTCATTGCACTGCGCTCATAGATATCCTCACCACGAGCACCTTTACCCACAACCTTAGTCTCACTCATCTGGTTCTGGGCAAAGTCAGCCATGCTAGTCCCTTTGGGCCTAGAAAGGGCTATGCTGGGTTTCTTTGCCACAGACATAGTACCAGCCTCCCCAGTCTCCACAACGGTCTTCTTGGCCTTTTTAGAGGCACTCTCGGCCTTTGCTGCAGTCTTTGCTTGTGCACGGGCTGCACCAGTACGCAAAGACTCTGTCTTACCAGCAACTCGTAGCTCCTCCCGGGCAGCAGCAATCTGAGGGCGACTAAAGCCACGCTTCATCAAATCCCCATCTGAAAGACCCCCAGTCAAACCACGACGGATTTGATTCTGCTGCTCTTTAGTTAAGTCTGCATAAGTACGACCAGCTTTTTTAGTTGCCTCAGTTGCCAGTTCACTAGCAGCCTTAGCCAAACGTGGGGGGAGCTTAGCCACGATTAAATTCCTTTCTTGTGCTTTTGAGCTTTAGGGGGCATCTTCTTGTCGCCAGACGGACCTGCCCACAGTTCCTTGTCTGCCCAATATGCTGCACTCATCTTACCCTTCTTGATGTTAGCAGCATGTCTTGCTTTGAAACTCTTACGAGCTTCATCACTGTAATTGTGTCCCATAGAGGCATCACCAAAGTGAATCAGCTTTACCTGCTCACCCTCTTTAGCCAATACCATCTTTTTCTTCTTGGGGTTATCGGACTTCACAGGCTTGTTGTAACCTGGAAACTTCTTGCCACGATATTCAATAGCCATTTACTTGCCTGTATAAGGGGTCACTGTTCGTGACTCATTCCATCCCTCTTGTCGCATAGCCTTCTCGACTACATCCAAAGGGTACAAAGTACCTGTCTTCTCTCTCAAAGCAGCACGTACAAAGAATACATCACTGTGAGGTACATGCAGAGAATCTAACCTGTTAGTCCGTACAGCAAGATAAAAATCTTCTAGTACATACTTGTCACGTAGGTATATCGTTTTTTTAGCCAAAGTAAAGGATTAGTCTTAGTGGGTACAGATCTTAGGGTACAAGTAGTAAAGGCATTAGTCTTATGTGATCACTTAAGTGTATACATTTAAGTGTATTTCAATCTTTATTTGTTTTTATAGTTTAAGTGACTACATTGTAAGTGATATATTATATTTAATATTATAAGTGTTATATATGTATCACTCTCCCTGTCGTCTGTTAGACGTAGTTTAACACTACTTTGTCACTTTTGTCAAGAGTAAGATCACAAATCAATGACTTAGAGTTGTTCAGTGATGGTCACTTGTAGTGTCATCAAAGTCTGTGTAACCACATTTTACCACAAAATCCCACCTCCTACCACTACTGTAAATTTTACACTAGTGAATTTTATACAGTACTAGTGTGTAACACATTATATATGTACTGTAAGTTAGTGACTGTTAACATAGTGAAAATACCTGATCTGTGTAGGAAGCCATATACATATAACGCTAGTCCCCCCGTGGCCCACGCACCCCCTCAGCCGTGCAGCCGTACGCCTCAGACGCATGCCTTGCCTACAGGCATAATGCAGCGCATAGGAAAAGCGCTTACGAATCAGTCACTTGCATAATGCGCATTACTGATGATAGAGCAGTTAAGAGGGTATTTTGCGATATTCACCAAAGGTGATTTTCAGATTGTGAAATACTACATCTAGTCGGTGTATCCCCTAAATGTCCTACATTTAGTATTATCACCCCAATACCCCATCACTTCGTGATGAGTTTCACTGTCGAATATTCGTCACTTTTCGATTATCACAAAAAGGTTCGGCAGACCCCATTTTCTCACACGCATATATTTTCCTACGGAAAATTGGCATAGTCCTTGCTGGGAGTTTTCTGGCCTCGGAACCCTATCTTCACTTTTCATGGAGAATAGATTTTACCCCCTGAACTTTAGTGAAGGGGGAATAAAATCATTCTCCTAAATATGAAAAGTAAAGATAGAAAGGAAGTAAACCATGAAATCAAATCTCGCCATCATCGAATCTCAATCGATCTATTCTGTTCCTGAGACAGAGAAACTAGGCACTTTCAAAGTGAATCCTGAGATTTTCCAAAAGAAAATTGGGGAGCACACTCTTTCAGAGGCAATCAGCCATCAGGCTGAAGTCTACAAAGGAATGATGAAAGCTGCCAAGAATCAGCTTAAAAAGCTGAAAGAGATTGGCGATTTGTTGATACAAATCAGGGCGTTTATCGGAAAATCCGATAAGGAATTTGGACAATTTATTGCCAAGACTGATCTGGCAATTATGTCTCGGCAAGACCGATCTGATGCAATGTGGCTTGCTGAAAATTGGCAAGACATTCAAGCATTCATGAAAGACATGAACGTCGTTTCTGCTAGTGCCGCATATCTCCGACAGAAAATGCGTAAATCTGCTAAAGCAGAATCTACTGAAAGCACTCCCTCTGCTAAAGCAGAGTCTAGTGTCGAAGATTCGACAGTGAGCAGTGACAGTGCTGAAAGCACAATCGGCACATTGAATGTCGATAATGAGCAAGTGTTTGCTGAATCTGTGATTCAGATTGCCATGTCGCAGAATCTTGATCTTGCAAAGATCATTACTGCAATGCTCAATGCAGCTAAAGCATAAGGCATGCCAATTCCTCGGGGAAGCCCTATCAGAATTTTCCCTAGTGAATCGCAAGTGATTGATTTCACTGGGGAAAGTCTTGCTGCATAGCAACATGGCACGATTCTTTCGCATATATAAGTAGAAGCACCGAAAATCTAGTGTCGAACATTCGACAGTAACCCTAAAGGAAAACATACACCCATGAAGCTGCTCTCAATCGACGGTAACGCAAAGATTGCAAAAACAAACCTTGCCCAAGGCCTGCATGAGATATATGCAGGGCTGAGCATGATGCCTGACCCAATCATATGCCCAGGCAGCAAGGCTGCAGGCTGCATGGACGGATGCCTTAAGACTGCAGGCCGTGGGGCATTCTCAAATGTCGCCAAGGCAAGGCAAGCTAAAACCGATTGGTGGCATGCCGATTGGGAGGGATTCGTGGCTGCACTTGTAAAGGATTTGGAGGCACTGGTACGTAAGGCAAACAAGCTAGGCAAGCAGGCCGTGGTGCGTCTCAATGTGCTCAGTGACATAGCATGGGAGACTGTACCTTGCGAGAGGCATGGCGAGACTTTCAGGGGCATTCCTGAGGCATTCCCTGAGATTCAGTTTTACGATTACACCAAACGGGCAGCACGATTGCATGCCATATTGCCCAAGAATTATCACCTGACATTCTCATACTCAGGTGTAGCCACATATGCTTGGCAGGTGGCTAGTGCTCAGGCTGCAGATGCGAATATGGCAGTGGTGTTCCATGTCAAAAAGGGACAGCCCTTGCCTAAACTCTGGCAGGGTAAGGCAGTGATCGATGGTGACGAGCATGATGCCCGTATTCACGATCCTAAGGGCATCATCGTAGGTCTACGGGCCAAGGGCAAGGCCCGTGCCGATGACACTGGCTTTGTGGTGGCAGTTTAGTGACGAATATTCGACACATGGAAAGGAATCACATGCATAGGATTACCAAGGCATACAACATCGAGATTGAGGGCATTGATACTGCAGATGCACCCGATTTTGCAGATGCATACATTACATATGCAGAGCACATGGATGGTTCTGCATTCACTGATGAGCAGCTTGATGCACTGAATCAGGACACTGATTTTATCCACCAAGCAGTGCTAGATTTCATATACTGAAAGGCAATTAACATGTACCTAGATCACACCACCTTTACATTTGAGGGTGTCGCCTACCCGACGAGGCACGGCAGCCCATTCGACAGAGGCATGGCAGACTCCTACTATGGCAGGCAGTTTGACCCACACTATTACATGGGGCAAAGCTACACGTCACAGCGTATTGAATTGCCTGATCCTGATGCACCTGCATACAAGGCTTATGCTGCAGGCTACAAGTACAATGAGCAGTGTGGAGACTTTAAAGATTGGGGCGACGATGAAAACGCATACGATTCGGAGGCAGACTATGAATATTGAGAATGACATTGCACAAGAGAAAATCCTAGAGAGACTGAATACACCCGTACCTGCTCTGGATGAGAGCAAACGGGTAGTTATCCGTGTCGATAGGGTATATGGGAATCTTACCTACTACCCTGAGTGTGACAATGGCAGAATCTTTGCTGCAATATCAGGCAAAAAGACTCTGACACACGACACCCTGCGAGGCATGAGTGCACTGGGGTATTGGTTTCAATTTAAAACGCTGACGGAGGCATGACATGGGAAACTTGCAGATTACTAGCACCATCAAACTCGACTACACTGCGGATGACTGGGCACTGTATGACTTATTTGGCAGGCAGTATGCAGCACGAGAGATTAACAAACGCATTGAAGCAGCCCTCAATGCACACCCTAACCCTGAGCAACAAGTGATTGCACTGCGTGTATGCCTTAGTGTACTGGCTGACTGGAAATTATACGGGGCAGCAGACACAGAGGGGTACCATGCACTGCAGGGTATTTTTGACAAATTCTATGGACAATCAGAGGAATACTGCCATGCCTAAGTACGAATATGTAGTAGTCACAAAACAATACCGCACTGTAATTATTGAAGCTGAATCAATTCAGGACGGCATCGATGCAGTGTTGGAAGACATCGATAATATTTACAACAATAATGTGTACGATTGCGACACAGATGTACTGTATGAGAGGGAGATAGGGGATGAGTAATGCTGAACAATATCAACATGAATGTGAGGAGTGTGCCCGTATGGAACAAGACCTTAAAGATGCACAAACAGAACTGATTTTCTGGCAGACATTCGGCAAGGATGTACTGTCGAATGTTCGACAGATGCAAGAGACTGACAATATGTTCTGTGACGTACCCCGAACCCTGCTTGAGATGTACCGCAGATTCACCCACGATTTACAGAATCAATTGCAAACACAAATCAAAGGAGACTAATTATGGGTTACACATTCATGAAAGTATTTGCCTATCGTAATCTGCACCGTAAGTGCTGGTCAGTGAAGGCACTGGAAGGCCCACTCAAAGGCCGTGTTATCTACCATGCAGAAGAACTGAATCTGTTTAACTGCAAGCTCAAGGTGTCTCAAGCCGGTAGGCAGCGTGTCCTGCGAGAGCAGAGGAAGAATGTCCATGCTGGTGTGGTGGGCATACTAGATGTAGGCAGTCCATTCATGTCCTATGCATTTGCAGTACCGATTACCTACAATCCATACATGTATGACAGCTTTGTTCTTGCAGGTACAAAAGACCCTGTGTACAATGCTGACTGTGTCGAGTTAACTAAGGAGGCGAAAGTCTATGCAATACTATGAGAAACGCACCAAGCTATTCGGTGTCCCTATCATCTTCCGCAAACGAGTACACAAGTCTCGTGGTTGGTGCATCGATCTGAATGTCCCAGGCACCTGCTTCAATGCCCTGCACATGGGCAAGATGTCTGTGTTCATTCAGAAGGCAAAACCTGCCCGTAAACTGGGCCGTAACTGGAAACAAGCAGCTTAATTTTCTTACCCACAAAGGAGCATTACCATGTTGACCACTGAAATCCTCGAAGCCCGTGCTGACCTCAACCTCGACACGATCCTCCCCGCACTGCCCTCTCACCTGAACTTCACACCTCAGCGTGAGCCACAGGTACGCAACGGTGTGATTCTCGCTGACCGTTTCTGGGTTGTGAACCCTGCCACGGACAGTGTGATTGGTGATTCAAAGTCGGTGCACAAGACTGAGAACTTCAGCACACTGTGGGATAACCTGCGCCATGGCATTGCACTGTCCGGTCTGGATACGTCCAATGCTGAAGTGAAGTTCGATAGCATGGACAATGGTGCGGCATTCTCTGCCCGTATCATCCTGCCCAAGCATGACTTCACCAAGGCACTGGGCGAAGCTGCAAAAATGCAGATGACAATCCGTGACAGTCACGACCAGTCGGTCAAGCGTCAAGTGCAGGCCATGATCTACCGCCTTGCTTGCTTGAATGGAATGCTTGCCCCTCGTGAATCTATCGGTATCAAGCAGAAGCACACAGTCAATGCTGATGCAGAGACTGTAGGCAAGGTGGCTGCAGACTTCCCCATCAGGCTGGAGCAACAGGCAGATGACATGCGAGTGATGCGTCAGCATAAGGTGGAGCGTGATGCCGCTATCAGTTTCTTTGAGCGGCATGTCGCAACCTACTTCACCAAGACTGGTGTGAAGGTGAACAAGAAGTACTTGGAGCAGGTGGTTGGTATCTACGATAACTACCGTGAGATTGGAGACAATGCGTATCGTGTCTACAATACCCTGACTCACCTCAGCACCCACGTTCAGGGCCGTAAGGATACTGACCTTGCCCGTAAGACGATCCGCATGGAGCAGAACATTCAGGATGTTATCTACACTGAAGAGTTCCGCAACATGTCTGGCCTTGCACTGGCGGCATAAGGGGTAGGCACATGGCTAGGGGTAACAAGTTCATCAAGGATTATGTGGCTAAGGACTTGTTCACCCCTAAATACAAGCCCAAGTCTGTGCCCAATAAAAAAAGGGCAGTGAAAATGAAAGGGTATGAAGATGTTGACACAAGACGATGTGAATGCAGTGATGGACAGTCTGACAGACGAGCAGAAGAAGATCACATGGAAAGTTGAGGAAGATGACTCGGTAATTCTCACCCTCGATGCCTTGCTACTGAACTTTGCCAATGCAGTAATCCAATACACGGAGAAAAACAAATGAGGCCAATCATTACTCATGCAATTACAGGCATGGCAGTCGCCCTGCTGATGACATTCTTTTACAAACCATACACCACCATTGAATCTGATGATCTTGTTTATGCCTACAATAAAGGCGTGAATGAGGCACTGAATGCAGAGAAACCAAGTGAGAGACTAGAGGCAGTGTGTGCTGCACTCTGGTTTAAGGGGCAGCACAATGGCACACAGTGACTACATTCCCTGCTGCAAGTGCGGGGTGAAGCTGATCTATGACGGTGACAGGAGCCAGAGCAAGTGGTGGGTAGAACGATTCGGGAAAGAGCCTGAGATTGAATGCCCTAATTGCAAGTCAAAATGGGTTGGGCTGACGGATGAGGAGATCAAAGCCCTGCCTAGCTGGTGGCCTAGCTACGACCAAGAGCCTGCCCTGATGAGGCTGGTGCGAGACATCGAAGCCAAACTAAAGGAGAAGAATGGTGGATGATCTAGTCTATCGTCTACGCAAACGAGCAGAGATACGCAGGCAGATCAGCACTCGCAAGTCGGTGCAGGAGGGTAAGCCTGATCGTATTGCTGACCTGCTGGAAGAAGCTGCTGATGCTTTTGACTCCAGCAAAGATCGACTTATCCGAATCATGGGTACATTTGACCTAGCAACAGGCCATGCAGACACAATGGATCAGGCGCTAGACGCACTGGAGTCTGAGCTACGAGAAAACCAAATAGAGGCACTACGCCAAGCCATCGATATGCACAAGCATGGGCTAGGTTTTTTATTAACACAGTGGCAGATCAAAGTTGGCGTATTGAAGATATTGACGAAGGGCTAATGACTGGATGGTTTGCAAACGCAATGATGGCAATGCACGACCATGTAAAACGTGAATGGGTTGGGCTGACGGCTGAGGAGATTTACGATTACGCCGATAAGTTTCTCTATCAGCATGGGAGTAATTATGGAATCAGGTCTTTTGGTAAAGCAGTCGAAGCCAAACTAAAGGAGAAGAACACATGAGTAAAGTTAAACTAGTCTGGAACACACCCAATGCAGAGGCATGGGTTGCTCGTATGGCACGAGTATCTAACCCTGAGAACCAGGACAATCCTGAGTACCGCAAACTAATTAAGTACCTGATCAAACACAAGCACTGGTCACCGTTTGAAATGGCATCCGTCTGCATGGAGATCAATACCACACGAGATATTGCAAGGCAGATTCTCAGGCACAGATCGTTCAGCTTTCAGGAGTTCAGTCAAAGGTACGCTGAGTCAGATGAGTTCACTATTGCAGGTACACGGATGCAAGATGAAAAGAATCGACAGTCCAGCCTGCCCTGCGAGGACAGAGAGCTTATGCGGTGGTGGTCTGATGAGCAGGCAAGGCTAGTGTCCAATGCAGTTTCTGCCTACAAGAATGCACTGGCACAGGGCATTGCCAAGGAGGTAGCACGTAAGGTATTGCCAGAGGGTTTGACCATGTCTAAGTTGTACATGTCTGGCACACTCCGGTCATGGCTGCACTATGTCCAAGTGCGTACCAGCATGGACACCCAGCAAGAACATCGTGATGTGGCATGCCAATGTGCAGTTGTTCTGAGTGAAGTTGTGCCCACAATTATGGAGGCAGTAAATGAAAGTGACAATTGAGATTGACACCACAGAGAATCCAGAGCAGGCTAATATCCTGATCAATGCGCTGGAGTTTCATGGGAATATGTTTGAGTTCGGTGAGCGATTCCGCAAGACCATGAAGTACATTGACCCTGATACACCAGATGTCAAGGCATTCCTTGAGTTGTATCAGGTATGGTTTGATCTAACAGAGGGGCACCTGTAATGTTCGGTCCTAAACTGGGACAGAGAAAACTGACCACGCTAGTTCGTGAATACTACAAGTCACTGGATTACAGGTCACTGACTCCCAATACTCAGCGTGATTATAGATACAATCTGGAAGCTATCCTTGCCTGCCACATGCGGGGCAAGAAGGTGGATCAGTTCTTTGCAGATGATATGAAAGCACCTGATGCCCAGTTTATCTACAATCAATTGGCTGAGAGGGGTATCCCGTTTGCCAATCACTGCAAGGCAGTGTGCAGCAGGCTCTACAATTGGGCTATCTCCCTCGGCTACATTGATCACAACCCCTGGACGGTGGTGCGTAAGAAGGCACACAGGCCACGTCGAGAAGTGTGGGAGCAGGAGCAGATCAACCTCTTCCTGAAGACGGCATACAGCCAGTTTAAATGGCGTTCTGTGGGGCTTATCGTGCAGATGGCATATGTCTGGTGCCAGAGGCTGGGCGACATGTCCAATTTGAAATGGGAAAACTATGACTTTGACGAGCACGTACTATATCTTGAGCAATCAAAACGCAAGGCAAGAGTGGAGCTTCCGACCCCAGATGACCTACACGAACTACTCGTGGCACAGAAGGAGGACATGGGGTTCCAGCCCTATGTTGCTCCTGTCTGCCTCTACGATAAGGTCTATCCAAAACCTTATACAAAACATCTACTTACCTCACACGCTAGGAAAATCATGCGAGAGGCAGGACTACCAGAGCATCTCCAGATCATGGACATGCGAAGGACTGGCATCACTGAAATGGTTGACGCTGGTGTAGGGGTATTCCAGATACAGGCAGTGACAGGACATGCCAATGCACAATCGGTAATGCCCTATATAAAACATACACTTAAGTCAGCAACAGAGGCATCGACTGCTCGATTCCAAAAGCTGTTTGACACTTCTCAAAATACATGATAGGCTCCGCCTTACACGGCAGGTGATACATATGAACATAAAACAATTCGTTGAAGACTTAGACTTATCCGTAGGTAAAACATACAGAGGTAACTGCCCTGTGTGTCACCGAAAGAATACTTTCACTGCAAAGAATGAGATGGGTTCCCTACTGTGGAACTGCTACGCCAACAGTTGTGATGCATCTGGCGGCACTCGTGCCAATCTCAGAGCAGAGGACATCAAAAGATTCTTGTCTCAAAGTTTCGACGATATCCCTGTCGATCCCTTCTCTCTGCCAGAGTGGGTGGTCATGCGTTACACTGAGCCTCGGATGCAGGACTACTGTGAGAAGTGGGGGCTGGACGCAGCCAAACTGGACCTGCGCTATGACATCCGTGAAGATCGTGTTGTGTTTCCTGTCTACGATCCAGGCACCAAACTGATTGTCGATGCAGTGGGTAGGGCAGTGGGTGACACACTGCAGC